AACGAATGGTTCGGTAAGGACGAGGAGATGACCAGCTTGGCTCTGGGCTTGCATCAGAAGTTGGTCAGTCAGTACGGGACTTCGTACCCCTCGACTGACGAATACTGGAAGAAGGTCGATGACACAATGCGTCGTCGATTCCCAGAGTATTTTGAGGAACGAGATGAGGCCGCTGCGCCGGAGACAAAACCCCAGCGCGAAAAACCTCCGGCTGTCGTAGCACCAGCAACTCGCAGCACTGGATCCAAGAAGATCGTAGTGAAGCAGTCAGCAGTCGCCATGGCCAAAAAACTTGGCGTGCCGCTGGAAAAATACGTACAGGAAATGCAAAAACTGGAGAAGAGAAATGGCTGAAAATCGTACCCCCCGTAATATTGAGACTCGTACCCAAACCGAGCGTCCCAAGCAGTGGATGCCGCCGGAGCTTCTGCCAGAACCAGATAAGCAGCCGGGGTACAAGTATCGTTGGATCCGCGTGACGCTTGGCGGTCAGACTGATGCACGAAACATCTCGCTCAAAATTCGAGAAGGTTGGGAGCCAGTCAAGATCGAGGAGCAGCCGCAATATCAACTGCTAGTCAACGGCGAAGGACGTTTTAAAGATTGCGTACAAGTCGGCGACGTGTTGTTGTGCAAGACGCCAGAGGAGTTTGCCGAGCAGCGTAATGATCATTACCTGCGTCAGTCCGAGCAACAAATCAAAGCGGTGGACAACAACCTTATGAGGCAAAATGACCCACGTATGCCGTTGTTCAAGGAGTCGAGTTCATCGACATCCAAGAGTATCGACGGTTAATTTTTTGGAGTTATAAATGGCATATCCTACTGTATCGAAGCCCTACGGGCTTCAGCCGGTCAATTTGATCGGTGGTCAGGTGTACGCCGGTTCGACTCGCCTGTTCCGTATTGCTAGTGGCTACGCTACCAGCATTTACTACGGCGATGTGGTCAAGATGAATTCTGACGGCACTATCGTCAAGGATACTGGTACTTCCACAGCGACCCCGGTTGGCATCTTCCTAGGCTGCACTTACACCAACCCCTCGACCAATCAGAAGCTCAACTACCAGTATTACGCTGGTGGCACTGCTGCTCCTGACATCCAGGCGTATGTTGTAGATGATCCTGATGTTCTGTTTAAGATGGCTGCCGTTTCGTCCGGTACTACCGTTGCTTTCTACAGCTCGGAGCAGATCGGCCTGAACGCTGCACTGATTCAGAACAATGGCTCGAACACCACGGGCGACTCACAGGTTGCAATCAACGGCGCTTCGTTCGCCACGACTGCATCTCTGCCGATTCGTATCGTTGACATCGTGCCTGATACCTCGAATAGCTCGAACGGCTATTGCGAGTTCATTTGCAAATTTAACGCACCATATGCAGTTTCCACCTTCAGCAGCCCGGCTAACACCGTAAGCACTGTCATTACTGGTGGTCATGCGTATCTGAACCCGACTGGTGTTTAAGGAGTAAGACATGGCTATTTCACGCGCACAATTACTGAAAGAGCTACTGCCTGGCCTGAACGCACTGTTCGGCATGGAGTATGCTCGTTACGGCGAAGAGCACAAGGAGATCTACGAAACCGAGACCTCCGAGCGTTCGTTCGAAGAAGAAACCAAGCTGTCTGGCTTCAGCGCCGCACCGGTCAAGAACGAAGGTTCTGCGATCCGGTACGACAATGGTCAGGAAGCTTGGACTGCCCGCTATAACCACGAGACTATCGCTCTGGGTTTCAGCCTGACCGAAGAGGCCATCGAGGACAACCTCTATGACTCGCTGTCGGCTCGTTACACCAAGGCGCTTGCTCGTGCGATGGCGTACACCAAGCAGGTTAAGGCGGCTGCTGTTCTGAACAACGGCTTCTCGTCCAACTACCCCGGTGGTGACGGTGTTGCTCTGTTCAGCACCCAGCACCCGCTGGTCTCTGGTGGCACCAACAGCAACACCCCTTCGACCCAGGTTGACCTGTCTGAAACCGCGTTGGAAAACGCAGTCATTCAGATCGCAGGTTGGACTGACGAACGCGGTCTGCTGATCGCAGCAAAGCCCCGCAAGCTGATCGTGCCCCCGGCACTCCAGTTTGTGGCAACCCGCCTGCTGGAAACTCAGCTCCGTCCTGGCACCAATGACAACGACGTGAACGCGATCGTTAACAACGGTTCCATCCCGGAAGGCTATACGATCAACCACTTCCTGACCGACACGAACGCATGGTTCCTGACCACTGATGTTCCCAACGGCATGAAGCACTTTGTTCGTATTCCTCTGGCGAACTCAATGGACGGAGACTTCGACACCGGCAACGTGCGCTACAAGGCACGTGAGCGTTATTCGTTCGGCTGGTCGGATCCGCTCGGCATGTTTGCATCGCAGGGCGCGTAATAGAGGGGGGTTAAAAACCCCCCTTTTTCAATAGATTTATGCTATAACGCAGGAAAAATTGCGGAGCATATATGGCGCGCATCACGGGCACAGCTAGAGCAGAAGCAATAGCAAGTGGAAGCCAAACTTATCAAACTGGTAAGCCATGTAAACGTGGGCATTTTTCGCCAAGATATGTAACAACACATGCGTGTGTTGAGTGCCAAAAAGCCATCGCAAAGGTATGGGCGCAAGAAAATTTCGAAAAGTTGCGGGAAACAAATAGGAAGCAATATCGAAAGTCGCCAGAAAAAGTTAATGCAAGGTATGCCAAGCGTAGAGCTGGGAAGAAACAAGCTACACCAAAATGGATAGGATCTGGTGAGCTGTTTTTTTTGCAAGAGGCTTATGCTTTGGCAAAGGAAAGAGAAAAAATTTTTGGTTTTAAGTGGGAAGTTGATCACATACTTCCTCTTAACAATAAGCTGGTGTGCGGTTTACATGTGCCGGAAAACTTGCGAGTTATTCCACACAGTGTGAACAGAAGTAAAGGCAACAAGTTTTTTACTGAGGAGATAACAACCTTTCCTTTGTAGTAAACAATCTGGAGTTTTGCTCTACTCAACTGATCCAGCAGACGACACACCGATGAGTAGAGAAATCTTTGTGTGTAAAGGACAATCTAATGGCTGTATCTACTACCCAATCGATTTGGCGTTCGGGCGGCGGCGACAACACTCGCCAAGCCTACTGCGGCACTGGCGTTATGGCTGCCCAGTTCTACATCGCTAACGCCGCTGTTGCCGGCAACGTTGTTGTTGCTTCCGGCACTACCACCCCCGTTATTCTTCCTGCCAATGCTGTCGTCACGTCCGTGGTTATCACAAACGGCCTGACCTCTGGCACGATGAATGTCGGCTACACGACTATCGACGGCGCAACTTCCAACGCATCGTTCTACGTGTCTGCTCTGGCTGCGACTTCTGCCAAGACTGTGACGCCTGGTGCTACTGGCGCTGGCGATGGCATCGGAACCGCAGGAAGTGCAACCAAGAACTTCACCATTACAAGCCAAAGCGCAAGCTCGGCTGTTGGCGACGTTGCTGGCTACATTACCTACTACGTCATTGACCCTCTGTTTGGTCAGCAGAACAACTGATAGGGGGCCAGAATGGCTCAACAAACAGACGTAAAAGCCCAGAGTCGGGGTTCGTCAGGTGTGATATTTGAGGGCCGTACTCGTGTCAAGGGCATGATCATTGCCCCGACATCGAGCGCCGGTAACGTTACCATCGCTGACGGTGGCACGAACGTGTTCACTGTACAGACGGTAGCCAACGGCGAGGCATTCAACTGCCTGATCCCGGCTGACGGCATCTTGTTCTCGACGAACGTGTCGGTAGTGTTAGTCAACACATCTGTGACGGTGTTCTATGGCTAAGTCCCCGGCATGGCAGCGGAAGGAAGGGAAGAACCCTGAAGGCGGTTTGAACGCCAAGGGCAGGGCTTCCTACAACCGCGCCAATCCTGGCAAGCCTGGCTTGAAAGCGCCGCAGCCCGAGGGCGGTCCGCGCAAGAAGTCCTTCTGTGCGCGTATGGAAGGGATGAAGAAGAAGCTGACTTCTTCAAAGACCGCCAGCGACCCCAACAGTCGTATCAACAAATCATTGAGAAAGTGGAAGTGTTGACCGTGGACATCAACCTGGTATGGAACGGCGCATTGTCGCTGTTTGTGGGCTTGTTTGCCTACGTTGCCCATGAGAAGTTTTCTGAACTAGCTCGTATCACGATTCTGCTCAACAAGACTCGTGAGGAAATCGCACGCGACAACGTCACGAAGGCGGAGGTTGATCGCATTACTGACCATATCGACCAACGGTTCAATCGTCTTGAGAACAAGATTGACCAACTGATTGAGTCGCAGCGGAGGGTGTTATGAAAAAGAAAGTTAAGCGTTACGCCGGCGAAGACAAGAGCTTGGTTGAGATTGAAGAGCGTTCGATCAAAACTCCCCGGCTGATTGAGGAAGAGAAAGCAAAAGCTCCGATGGACTATGCTGGACTTGGTGGTCGTGCGAAAGCTACTTCTCCGTTTGCCGGTCCCAAAGAGTACATCAGCGAAACCAAGGAGACTGAAACTGAGTCAGAATCTCCCAGATCAGAAGATTCCAAAAAAATGGCGGCTGGTTTTGATGCCAAGCGTTATCTCGAAGAATCGGAATCCAAGGGTGGCGGACCGCGTAGTGAAACCAAGCATACTGTGGCGAAAAAGACAGTCGCCAAAAAATCAACCTCTACCCCCAAGTACGAAGATACTGGGGCAAGAATAGGTAGCCAAGGTGGATTCAAGTTTGAATCAGAAAAACCTTCTGTTAAATCTGGCGCTATGACTCGTGCTGGTACTCCTGTTTCTTCTAGAAAAGAGCCAACAGAGGCTGAAAAAGAAAGCGGCAAAAAATTTAGCGAATCAAAACTTGCTGAACAAAAACGCTCATTTGAAAGCACTCCGCTGATGCGCGCCCTTACCGGCGGGGGTCGTTCAGAATATTACAAGAAAAAAGCAGAAGCAGAGCGTTCTGGGTACGGCATGAAAAAAGGTGGCAAAGTTTCCAGCGCTTCGTCGCGTGCTGATGGCATAGCCCAGCGCGGTAAGACCAAAGGAAGGATCTGCTAATGGCTGTTACTGATGAGGATGTCAGGCAAGCTCGTCAAGATGCTATGAACGAGAAAAACCAGCGCCGGATGGAAAAAAGAATCTACGGTGAGCCTTTGCCGTTGCCAAAACCTGGTAAAGCAGTTGAGCCGCAGACTCTGCCCGGCAAGCCAGAGAAGAAAAAGTCTTTGGGCGAAGATGCGATCAAATATGCCAAAGGTGGTACAGCTTCTGCTCGTGCTGATGGCTGCGCACAACGTGGCAAAACCAGAGGGAAGATCGTATGAAAAAGCGCCGCAACTTTGCTGATGGTGGTGTAACCGGCGTGCAGCAGCCGACGTATCCGTTCTATGGCAACACCCCGCAGGCTGGTGGCCAGAACGGCGGCATGAATCAGACCTTCAATATCCAGCCACAGGCGCAAGCAGGCCCGAACGATCAGATGGGTCAGCGTTTTGCAAAGGGTGGCCAAGCAAAGGTAGGCAAGGTAATGTCTGAGTTCAAGGCTGGAAAGCTGAAGTCTTCATCTGGCCAGAAAGTAACCAACCCCAAGCAGGCGATTGCCATCGGGCTGTCGGAGGCTGGGCTATCCAAGAAAGCGAAAGGTGGCGCTATGAAAGAGTCAAAGATGATGGTCAAGAAGGAAGTCGAGTTCATGAAGAAGAAGGGCGCTCCCAAGTCCATGGTAAAGCATGAGATGAAAGAGGCCGGCATGAAGTACGGTGGCAAGGTCAAGAAGATGGCAAGCGGCGGTTTGGCTGCTGGTCACAAGTCTGCTGATGGTATTGCCTCCAAGGGCAAGACCAAGGCTATGCAGGTCAAGATGGCCAAAGGCGGTATGACCAAAAAAGCTTACGGCGGCAAGTGCTGATATGCGGCCCTCTCGCGGCATGGGTGCAATAGCCCCTAGCAAGATGCCCAAGGCGAAGGTAAAAGCTCGCCGGGACGACACTGACTTTACAGAGTACGCATCTGGCGGCTCTGTGCGTCTAGGTAAGCCTGCTGTGGAGGATGCTGTCAAGAAAGCTGCGAAAGGGTCGAGGGTCAATCAGGCTGGCAATTACACCAAGCCTGAGATGCGCAAGCGGATGTTCCAGCAGATCAAGAGTTCTGCTGTGCAGGGCACAGGAGCCGGTCAGTGGTCAGCTCGCAAGGCGCAGCTACTAGCCAAGCGGTACAAGGCAAGAGGCGGAGGCTATCGATGAAAGCTCCGCAGCAAAGCCTGAAAGTTTGGGGCAGGGTGTTGTGAGTGTGCTGCGTGTTCGACCCGATTTGCTGTTTATTGGTCAGGTACATGGTAAAGGCGCAGCAGTACCGCCAGAGGCCAAAGCAGCCATAGATAAGTATGGGGCTTGGTATGAAGGCAATGGTAGCGACAAAGTGCCGGGAGTTAAGTATCAGGGTTCATGGGATGATGCGCTAGCAAAAGAGGTGAAGGGATATCCGAAAGAGTTTTTGTTTGTTATTTTTACAAACACAGCAGTAAACAAGCAAAAAGAAATACTCCTCGGTCCCGGTACCATTTTTGACAGGCTGCTTAAAACGCAAGGGCAGTACGGATATTTTAAGAAGCGTAAGTTTGATGCCGATACGTTGACCGCTTTCTTGAAAGAAATGGGCGGGACGTATTTAAAGAACAGTAAGGCAGAGGCAACAAGAGAAAATGTGGCGGCTTTTATAAGCAGTGGCGAAAAGGACATGTGGGAGTCTGGCAGTACGCCAGCAAAGAAGATGGCAGATAAGGCAAACAAGCACCGAGACATGTGGCTGTTGTCGCAGCCCAAAGGTGTTTATTTTGTTGGGTCAGACCACCTGAAAGATCTAAAATTGCTGCAAGCAGGCAAAAGTTCTGGTGTTGAAAAAAGCGACATGAACCGAAAGGGTACTAAGCTAATATGAAAGCCCCGCAACAAAGTCTGAAGTCGTGGACGGAGCAGAAATGGCGCACGAAAAGCGGAAAGCCATCGTCAAAGACCGGCGAGAGATATCTCCCGGAAAAGGCGATCAAGGCTCTAAGCCCAGCCGAGTATGCCGCCACCACGAAGGCAAAGCGGGCAGGGAAGGCAAAAGGCAAGCAGTTTGTTAAGCAGCCGAAAGGCATAGCGCAGAAGACAGCAAGGTTCAGATAATGGCCTACACCACCAGCACAACAGCGTTCAATCCTACTCTCAACGACATCGTCGAAGAGGCGTTCGAGCGTTGCGGCCTTGAGCTGCGGACGGGCTATGACTTCCGCACGGCTCGGCGCAGCCTGAACCTGTTGCTGACGGAGTGGGCAAACCGTGGCATCAACTTGTGGACTATCGAGCAGGGAACCATCCCGCTGATACAGGGGCAGATTACCTATGATCTACCTAATGACACCGTGGATCTTCTGGAACATGTTATTCGAACCAATCCTGGGCAGATCGGTACCCAGTCGGACATCAACATCAACAGAATCTCTGTTTCCACCTACGCCACGATCCCGAACAAACTCACGCAAGGCAGGCCGATCCAAGTCTGGATAAACCGCCGCAGCGGGCAGACCACTGATACGCCCGGCGCTACGCCGCAGTATCCACAGATCAACGTGTGGCCTAGCCCAGATCAGGGCACAACAGAGACTCCGTACTACTACTTTGTGTACTGGCGTCTGCGCCGGATGGTCGATGCCGGCAACGGTGTGAACGTGGAAGATATTCCATTCCGTTTCCATGAGGCCATGATCTGCGGTCTGGCATACAGGCTGGCCATGAAGCTGCCGGGTGCGCTGGAGCGGTTGCAGTTCCTGAAAGCGCAGTACGACGAGGCTTGGGAAATGGCGGCAGGCGAGGATAGGGAGAAGGCTCCAGATCGTCTGGTGCCACGGATGATTACGTACAGGTGATGTATGCCACTTAAAGACCCAGAGGCAAGGAAAGCATGGCAAAAAGCTTACGCCCAGCGTAACCGGGAGAAGGCTTATCAGAAGGTCAAAGAGTGGCGTGCAGAAAATCCAGACAAATTGGCAGAGCAACACAAGAGATATGCAGCACGTTACCCAGAAAAAATGGTGGCTAAAGTGCTGGCTTGGAAAGAGAGAACTCCTGAAAAGGCGGCAGAGGTAAGTCGAAAATCAAGGCAAAAACATGCGGCTCGTGTGTTGGCAAACAAGGCAAAATACCGGGCTGCGAAGCTACAAGCGACACCTAGCTGGCTAAACAAGGGGCACTGGTTTGAGATTGGCTGTGTGTATTTGTACAGGGATGCGCTGAAACGGGTTGGCTTGGATTACCACGTAGACCATGTCGTGCCCCTGCAAGGTAAAAAAGTATCTGGGTTGCATGTGCCGGAAAATTTGCAAGTGCTGCCAGCGGACAGGAACAGATTGAAGAACAACCACTATGGCGAGTAAGTACGCATCAGGTAAAAATTCAATCTCCGAGTGTGATCGGTGCGGCTTTCGCTATATGTTGAAGGTCTTGAAAACACTTACGATTAAGACAAAAAATGTCAAAATCAAAGTGTGCCCCACATGTTGGGAGCCGGATCAACCTCAACTTAGCCTAGGTCTTTATCCTGTGTCAGATCCGCAGGCAGTCAGGGAGCCGAGGCCAGATCTGTCGTACTGGCAGTCTGGCTTGACCGGGTTGCAGACGGACTACAACTCTGGGACTTTGCCGTTGCAGGATGGCTTTCCGGGCGGTGGTAGCAGGATCTTCCAGTGGGGCTGGTACCCGGTGGGAGGGGCTAGGTCAAATGATGCTGGGCTGACACCCAACAACTTGGTGGCGCAGACTACGGTCGCAAACGTGACCATAAACTAGGAGTGAGAAATGGAACGTAAAGAGGTCAAAAAGATCGCGTCTCAGGAGGTTAAGGCTCACGAGAAGCGTATGCACAAAGGCATGAAAAAGGGTGGCGTAACCACGTCCGATCTGAAAAAATACGGTCGGAACATGGCCCGCATCAAGAACCAAGGTTAAGGGGTTGTCATGGCTATAAAGAACATGGGTACGCCCAAGCCGGTAAAGCCGAACGGTAAGAAGATGGATGATCCGAACAACATCGCGGTAGACAAGCTTGGTCCCAAGACCGCTGTCCAGCGCGTGTCTGCGGGCGATCCTGGCCGTGAGGACACAAAGACTACCGGCATCAAGATCCGTGGTACTGGTGCAGCCACCAAAGGCGTGATGGCTAGGGGACCGATGGCATGACGTATACGGAGTTGGTCGCGGCGATCCAGTCGTACACGGAAAACTACGAACAGGAGTTTGTCTCCTACATTCCGACGTTCATCCGTCAGACGGAAACTCGCGTCTACAACACCGTTCAGATTCCTGCCTTACGTGCCAACAAGACTGGCATCCTGACATCTGGCAACAAGTACTTGTCTGCGCCCGGTGACTTCCTTGCTGTGTACTCGATGGCTGTGATTGAGAACTACGGCCAAGCGACAGAGGCTTATCACTACCTGCTGAACAAGGATGTGAACTACATCCGTGAGGCGTATCCCACGCCGGCAGATACAGGCTTGCCGCTGTACTACGCCATCTTTGGTCCGTCGGTATCTAGCAACGTTGCCACAGATGAGCTGACATTCATCCTTGGCCCGACGCCAAACTCTGGCTACACGGTAGAGCTGCACTATTACTATTACCCAGAGTCGATCACGACAGCGGCAGATGGCCGTACGTGGCTGGGCGATAACTACGATCCGGTGCTGCTGTATGGCTCTCTGCGTGAGGCATACCTGTACATGAAGGGCGAGCAGGATTTGATTGCCAACGTTGAGGCCAAGTACAACGAGGCTCTTGGTCAGCTCAAACGTCTGGGTGATGGTATGGAGCGTCAGGACGCATACCGCAGTGGTCAGACTAGGGTGAGGGTCACATGACGATCTACCAAGGTCTGACTACTAGCTTCAAGGTGGACATCTTGAATGGCCGCCAGAACATTGCGTCGGACACGCTGAAGATGGCTTTGTACAACGGGTACGCTGATCTGAACGAGAACACAGATGCGTACACGACGACAAATGAGATTTCGGGTGTTGGTTACTTGGAAGGCGGTAAAACGCTGGCGAATGTGACCATCAACTCGACGAGCAACGGCATAGTTTATGTAAGCTTTGACAATGTCGTTTGGAATCCGGCGGAGTTTACAGCGCGGGGTGCTTTGATTTACAACAACACCAGAAGTAATGCGTCGATAGCCACCTTGGACTTTGGCTCCGACAAAACGCAGTCTGGTAACAACACCTTCACTGTAACTTTGCCACCTGATACAGCGTCGAGTGCGCTCATACGAATTAACTGAGGAGTCATCATGACTATGGAAAAATCCAAAACTGCCGAGACTGTCAGCGGCGGTATTGCCCGCAAGGAAGGTTTTGCTGACGGCCTAGAGGCTCACGGCGTTTTCACGTTTACCTGCTTCGATAGCGATGGCAACCAAAAGTGGGTAGACATCGCCCCGAACCTGGTGGTCAACACTGGTTTGCAGGACATGAACAACAAGTATTTCACCGGCACCACGTATACCGCTGCTTGGTATATTGGCCTGATAAATGGAACTTCTTCCACCACCACATTCTCTGGCGGCGATACGCTTGCCACACATGTTGGATGGGATGAGAATCAAAACTACGTTGGTAATCGCAAGGCTGTGACTTTCAGTGCGGCGACTCTCTCCAACATTTCAAATATCAACAATGCATCATCAACTGCATCGTTCACCATGAATGCTTCTGCCAACATTGCCGGTGCGTTCTTGGCTAACGTGGCAAGTGGCACTAGCGGCCTGCTGTTCTCGGCGGCAGACTTCCAGTCTCCTGGTGATCGTTCTGTTGTGAACGGTGACGTATTGAACGTTACCTACTCGTTCAACCTAAGCTCGTAATTGGAGACAGACATGTTCAAGGTTGGTGACGTTGTAAAAGTAAAGGCAGTCGTACCGCAGGGTCCTGTGACCAAGATGCGGATGGACGAAGACGGCACTATTTGGTACTTGGTTTCATGGCCGAATAGCGATGATACGAATAGCGAACGCTGGTTCAGCGA